GTATTCTGGAAAGATGTAAAAAAACTAAATAGTATATCAAAATAATCAATATTATCTTTCAGGTATATTTTAATTATCTCTTTATCGATTTAAATAATAATTACATTTAAATCCTTTTCTTGGTGAGAAGTCTGCAAAATCGCAGGTCTTAAATATCTGATGCTTGTTAGCCCATTGTGCAATATCCTTTTCATATAAAGTAGGTTTGCGGTTATTATTAAAGTCCCGGTATGGCTGTACAAAAGGAGAAATTCCTAACTCTTTAAGCCTATTTAATCGATACATATCCTGTTCTACTGTAGAGTTAAAACCTACTAAGACATAACAAGACAAATTACGAGGCTTGATATATTTAGTAACTTCTCTCAACTTTTCTGTAAGGTCAATCTCCGGTAAATCCCATGCAATATGGATTCTTCTTTTCAATTTCAGCTTACTCAAATAAAATGCTTGCTCCTCATTCATGATCCTGACATCAACACCATGTAAATTGACCATCTGATTTTTCTTTTGCAGATAATTAATGGCATCTCTCCATTCGGGATTTGCAAAAAAATTGTTATCTAACACCTCGATCCATTCTCCTTTAGGATTCAACTCAACTGGTTCTACTGCCCGGATATATCCTTCTTTTTCACGAACCAAACAAAACGGACATTTACGGATGCAGCCCCGGCTAAAGAACTGAATAGAGAAAGGATACTGGGGATAAATGGAGTAATCCATCAACAAACTGTTTTCCACATCATCAGAAAGCCTGCTTGCAATGTCATACCCAGTACCGCCTTTCTCTATAATATCAGCTTGTAAGGTCAAGTAATTAAAATCAGGAGTGAAAGTAAATACTTTGCTTGCCATTACTTTATCATATTGACTGAAAGGGGTAGCCCATTCCACTTGGTCACCTCTCGCCTTATGATATGCAGATGCACGCATAAGAGCGAAGTTAGGGAAGTGATGACCGTCTACATCTACAATTCCAATGTTCATCATTTTTCTTATGAGAATTATTTATTCCGATTATTATATCTCCAAGCTCTGATAAACCACTTTGTTAATTCCCAAAGAACTCGTGGAGAAAATATAATCTTTCTAATTACATAGAATGGTATTATAGTTTCCATTGCTACGTAGTAGTTATCTTTAAACTTTCTATGCCTTGTACACGATTCTGCTAATTTCTTCTGGTTTAAATCAACCCAGCCATGATAATGTACACCGATAAAATTTTTGTGTAACCAAAATTCGGATAGTCTTTTTCGGTTCTTACAATCAGTTTGACATATAAAAAATCCCCATCCCATAATCATTCCTTTCTTATCTTGTTAGTCATTAATCAATAGTTCTAATTCAATTAATAATTCCCGTTTCGCCCAACGTCTTGCACGCATATTAGCAAGTTGATCTGTTCGTCGTTTGGCTTTCTTTGAAGCACGGGTATTGTAGGTATAATTGGGAAATTTATCATGACCAGGACAACATCCAAAATCCTGTCTTTTTATGCCTTCTTTCCTCATTCTTTTTCTTGTATTAAAAAATAACCTCTGTAAATTCATATGAACTAAGTGCATTTTCCAAACTATCGAAAGAGTCAAATTCTCTTTTAATGCGTCCAAACTGATATGAATACACTTCTTCACCTCGTTTACGCTCCATGCTAATAATATATCTGAAACCATCTTCCCGTGTAACTGTAACAGGATAACCTTCTGTTATATTATCAATTATCTTTTGTTCGTTTAAAATCACTTTATTCATAATTCCAAGTTATTGGTTTGACCCTTAATTCTTTACATCTATAAAGGTAATCGTTGTTGACAATTTTAACAAACAGAAACTTCGCCATTTTAACGCCATTTTCATTCGGTCTTTTTCTTCAACAATTCAAGTACAATTCTTTCCCCTTCTTTCATTCCATCATTCCATCAATGTACCCTTTTGCACGTTCACCGGCATTATATACTATAAAAGAGAGGATCAACAGAAACAGTCCGAGCGAACGATGCCAGTACGGAAGCTGAACTGTAAACGGTTTGATTGTTATAGACAAATGCCCTACATATAGCAGGAACACAAGCAAAATCACACATGAAACAATTGTTGTTTTCATATTAATCTGTAAATAAATTAAGTTGAGTTGTAAACTCGGGTTTATAAATTCTAAATTTACGCTTAAAGAAAGTCTCAAAGGCTGTTACAATTTCAGAGATGGTATTATCAGCAATGCCTAATAATTTATCATCGGCAACTATAAGAGACAAAGCCTTGTCAAGAGTCATTTTCTTCTCAATAAACAGGGAATACACCAAATATCTACGGGTATATTCCCCAACCTTGAGTGACTCAACTTCTTCAGGAGTGGCCTTTCTCTTATACAATACTTTATACCAATGTGTTTCAGCAGTACGAGCACGTTTTTGTCTCGGTAACAAGTCATAAAACACGGCAATTTCATTCTTTTGGATACACTTATGTTTTTGACGAACACCATACATCACATAAGGAGTATTCCAATCTGGATGAGTCTTTCGATATTCAAGCTCCAGCTCTCGATCAATAAGATCCTGCTCAAAATCCTGTTTCATTAACCATTCTTCAAACCAAGCAGCATATGCTTCTTCTCGATCATAATAATCTTTTCCATTTATACATAAGGGTATCATAATAACTATTTTTGTTGCATTTCACGTTTAAATCTTTCCTCTAAATCAAAAATGGTTTCTCCACTATTACGCCGATAAGGCCTATCAGTGTTTAGCTGAAGTTCTTTTAGCTTTTTCCAATACCATGGAAGGTACAAATACATATTCTTCAACTCCTTCAAGTTCTTATTTCCACAACACCAGCAACTCACACGATCAAGCAGTTCATATAGCCTTACTCCATCCTCATGCCAAACAAATCCTTTTGTGTAACAATACTGAAGCGCATCTGCTTCAGTAATGCCCCAATCACGAAGTGGTAAAACCCGATTAGGCCGATTTTCCTTTTCAAAGCGATGGGTCTCATCGGCAGCAATACCGACATAATCAATTCCATCTTTTGTGTGATCTTTCAACGCACGAAGTTTTTCACTCGTTCCCCACCGGCATGTTCCCCCACACCAACTATATCCTTTTTTATGGATAATATTGGTCCCTCTTTTCTTAACCGGTCTCTCAAACATAGTCCAAAGAAAAGGTTGCTCCGGATGCAGTTCTGTATATTTAATGCCATGTTTTTTAAGAATTGGGAGAACAGCGTTGCGAGTATTATAAATTGCCCGAAACTCCATACCAGTATCATAGAAAACGACCTCATCCAACTGATACCCCTTTTCTATTAACATAAAAAGCATTGCTAAAGAATCCTTACCAAAACTAACTGAAGCATAATATTTCATACAAGAAATTTATTATTAGGTAAGTCCTTTTTTTTGCTTTGCCCTCTCGCTATTAACCTGTGACATACACATACGGCACCATGACGACAAACAGCGGTATTTCTTTCCATGCGAAGTAATCGTATTTACGTAAAACCGATTGAGATAGAAATAATGCCCGCAATGGGTACATTTTTTCATCTCTCTACCACCTGCATCAAACTTTCTATTTCGAGGTTTACGACGAATAAGAGTACATCCCTTACAATAATTATCTTCACCACGATATCGCCGACAATGAGAGAGGGATTTCACACCACATTTCGCAAAGGCCACGCAGTCAACACGTACAGATGAATGTGCACTCATAACTTTCTCTCCTTAACAAACTTAGTTAGTACACGGAAAATAACTTCTGTATTTTCAAACATAAGCCATTCCTTTGCCACATTCCAAGCAATGCTCATAAATGGATTGAAGTTATCTTTTTTAACCGTATGGTGAGATAAACGCCCCTCTGTGGGCTTCAAACCTTTATCGTGCAGAATACAAAGACCATTCTCGAAGAAAGCACAATACTCTTTGCCTACAACGGGCTGAATCATAGGTATAATCGAAGTGGTAACACCTAATAACATTCCGGCAGCCCATTGAGTTAAAGCTAATCTATCAGAATATCCGGCATCAATAATCTTCTCAATATCATCTGGGGTTCCTAAACATGGTGTATTACATTGCTGTTTACAAATACTACATGAACATTGTACAGGCACACGACCTGAAGCCCTCATTACCCTTTGTAATGAGGTTTCTCTTGATAATTCTCCCATAACTGTATTGTTTGAGGTAGTTCAAAGACTATTAAATATCTCCCCACAGCTTTACTGCAAGGTCATAATTCTTTTGAGCTTCGTTTACATCTTTCTTAGCATAAGTTAAAGTGTAAGAGTGCATACGTGGATACTTCCCAGATTTAACACCTTCATGATACTCTTTTGCGACCTCTAATTTATGTTCATAGAAATCTATGCTTTCAGGCATTGACAAATTTATGGTATTAGCTCTTTTATCCCAATATTCTGCTTTACTTTCGTGTTCTGCTGCTTTTTCGTCAAACTGAACACTTTTACCCATATTGTTCCAAGCATCGTCTATCGCTTTTCTATGTCGCTTTTCGCTATGATGTCCTACTTTTATAGGTTCACCAAGGGAAAGAAAATCTTTATCTTTGTTGGACTTATTATAGTATTCATTACTTCTCTGTACAGCAGATGCAGCCCACTCCCTGCGACGTTCTGCTCGTCGCTTCGCCCATTCTTGAGCATTAAAGCCGTCAGCTCTAACAATGGAGTAATAGTAAAATCCATCTTTTTCGAAGATTAAATTAAATACTATACTTTCGTTCTCCTTACCGTACTTAGTAGTGACTTCGATAGTTTCACCTTTTTCGTGTTTCTCATCACACTTTGCCAAGAATACATTTGGCGCAAATTTGTAATACGTATTCATTTTCTCTTAAATTAAATTGGTTTGACTTATATAAACGATGAAACCACGACCAAGTAGCTGTGGTCTCATCATTAAATTACTTCGGTTAATCGGTAGATATCAAATCATCGAACAAGCCAGGAACACGAGGCTGTAATGCTTTGTACTCTTCTCTGAAGAATTCTTCTTTGCTCCTCCCTTGTTTCTTCCCCTTTCTAGTATGCACATCGAATGTATAAGCTGGAATAGGAATAGGATAACGCCTAACTTCATCTATCCATTTTTCTATGTCAACATCTCTTCTGTCATAAATGAAGTTCTGCAAATGATCTGCATCCCGGTTCTTCCTACATTCACAAAGAAGAATAACCGCCTTGCTGACAAATATCCGCCCCTTTGGTTCGGTAGCATTCTTATTTACAAGCTCATGACCTTGCCACAATGCTTCTATTTCTTTCGTAATGATACCGAAACAATCTTCTGCACTAATGGTATATAGACGCTTCCACACATAGTCGCGGTATCCACTCGCCCATAATTCCAAGGCAAAAAAGCCGGCTACCCCGGTATCGGCTCGCCGGATCGCTTTTTGCATTGCAGAACTCACCTCAAAGAAATCATATCCGCAAACTGTTCTAATTATCATAATTCTAATTTAATGGTTTGACTTTTAATTGATTACATCAGTAAATTTAGCTAAAAAAGACGGATATAGCAAACAGAATGAACGCCATTTAAACGCCTTTTTTACAGACTATTAGAACTTGAATTTGCAGGATATGTTATACTGTACAAGCTGCTTCGTCTTATCCTTTCCATTATTCGTCGCACTCTTGAGCTGGATACTATCCCCGAAGTTCTTTTTGATGAAAAGAATAGATTTGCGCTCTTCTTCCTGATTCCTGATCGAAGCAAGCCCACCAGCGTTCACAAATGTGCTCTTTTGCTCAAAATTATAACGCAGATCGGTTAAAATCTTACGCTCTTTGTACTTCATATAACAGGAAATCCAAAAATCTTCTTTCAAACGTATCTCTTCATTCCACCAAGTATTCTTGTTATAGATTACTCCATAACTGCAACCGGTTATCATTTTAGAGAGAGAAAGAAAGCCAGTTTCGTCGTACATCACAGGTGATATTCGAGAAGTGAAGCCGAAAAGATGAACATCCATCATACCAGCCATCTCAAATAATGACTGAATGATATTAGTAATCCTATCCTTGTCTTTCACCCGACAGGGTTCACCTTTTTCTGCATAGATCGCTTTACAGGCATGAACATCATCATCGAGCATGAAGAGCTCACCAAAATGTTTCGCCATCCAATTACGTTTAGGGATGAGGCCGATTACATCGTCCGGATGAGTTACTATTTCACACTCCGGATTAAACTGCTGGTACAAGTCAGCTTGACTTTCAGCAACGCAAATGATGGGATCGTTCACCAACTTTTTAGCGAACACCCGGTCATGTCGCTTATGACTTGGTATTACTATTTTGCAGGGCATGGCGAACGTCTTTTATATCAATTACATTACTCTTACTTACTTTTCCAGTTTTGTACGACTTCATGTGCTGCATATCCAGCCTTTCACGGAGCCAGTTACTATCAACCTCATTGCTTGAAGTAATGATAAATAGCTCATGTTTTTCATCATACTTTGGAATAAGAGGATAAATGGCTGTATCATCCGTAATGGCGTCGAAACGTTCTTTAAATTCGTCCTCTTTCTTCTCCGGTCCGAACTCGATACCCCAGTCTTGGAGCTCTGCTTTATTCCACTCATTTTCCATAACGTCCAAATCATTCTCACCGAAATTGACGTTATCCTTTGTAGCATACTCTCTCAACTTCTTAACAGGGGTATCAGGTGCCAGAACCTTACATGGAAGCTCTTTGTAACCAAGTTCCTTACAGGCACGTAGACGTAGATTGCCACAAACGACAATATACCGGCCATCATTATAGGGAAATATTATAAGTTCCCTAAGTTCAAGCATTTCAGGCGAATCCTGAATGCTCTTCTTCATTGCTTCGAAGCGATAATCACGGAAAAAACGCGGATTCTTTGGTAATCCCGTGAGCTGCCCTTTGTTAAAATCAAGTAGGCAGACTTGAATTGTCTCTGTCATAACAAACTGCATTAAAATCAACAACACAAACAGTCAGCAGGCAGACTTGAATTGTCTCTACCATAACAAACTGCATTAAAATCAACAACACAAACAGTCAGTAACAACACCTTAATCACATCTTTCTGACTCATCAGAAAGCAAATCTATTGCTCTCTTAATTTCACCCTCGATATCCTTACATCCGTAATGTTTTAGAAAAGCAACAGTAACTATTATAATATCAGCAGCTCTTTTCTTATACTCCGAATGGTCTTTTATATCGTCACATGGTAATTCTGATAATTCATCAAACTTCCTCCAGGCAGCAGATATTTTTAAACTAAAAGCCTTTTTAGAAGTATTATCATTCAGATGAAAGCGGCGCTCTATAATCTTTAAAATTTTAGGAGCCAACTTATTCAATGTTATCATAAATGATTAGGTTAAATTGTTAGACTAATAATAATCTCACACTGTCTTAGACAGGTTGATCCCTTATATGAAGCCTATAAATGATTCTTTTGTACATACACACAGTAATTAGAGTTTTTCTTGTAGCTTTTCCATTGCTTCGGTTGCACAAAGCAAAGCGTAATTACTATCAATAGAGATATACGTTTGAATTGTAAACCAAAGACCTAATATCCTAACTTGCAAGAAATAGGCAGTCTGGAAGTTCTTTGCTTGAAATTGCCCTTCTAAACGCATATATTTAGAAAGACTAAAGTAAGTAGCATTTACTTTTTTTATTCTTAATTTTTTCATTCTATACTTTTGGGGATGAATACGTTTTTCACTGGCCATAGGAATATTATCAAAACTCACAAAATTCATGGGAGTAGTAGTAAGAATACCTATTGGCATATTACTGGGATTCCCATTCTTAACAGGGAACATTTTCGGATTGCTCCTGTAAGCTTCACGAGCCATTATCATATTTTGGATCGCATGAATATGTATAACTTCCTCTCTGATATCTGATACATGAAACACAGGGAGATTACAAAATAAGTTATGCAGTTTACAGGAAACTTCAATGACCTCTCTTTCTTTATCTGTCAACATGCAATTACTTATTTAGAGGGTCCGTTGTATCCAAATATTTCCTGTATTCCAGTTCTGTTTTAGCAAGGTTAATAAGAGTATTGACACCTTGAAAAACCTGTTTTGCCTGATTTACTTTATTAGGATCTTCTTTCACGTCCTTTATTTGTTGTAAAACCAAGTCTCTCATATCCTGTAAGATAGTAGGATTAACAGTAGATACCTTATTCAACCGTTCATTTGCCAACACAACAACTGTATTTGTTATCGACCGGAAACGGTTCAATTTGGAAGCTAAATCAAACATACTAAATATTAGAACTTTGCCATTATTCAAGTATATCTCAACTTCGGTTCCATCATCACCGGTACCGTCACAGTAGTTGAGAATTACAATTTCTTCATTCTGATAAAGGAACGGTTTGTTAACCATTTCCTTTAATCTATCTATTGCATTATCACTCATGATTCATTCTTTTTTGTTGCTTTATTAATTTGTCTATTCAAAGCTCCTTTTAGCTTGATGAGGTACTGAACATCTTCCGGGTACCGGGCATACATTGAGTTTTGGGTTTTCATTTGTTCAGAGCGACTAATCATATATAGGTTCTCAATGCAAATATTTTGCTTATTGCCATCTTTAAACTGAATATTATAACCAGGAGGTATCTCTCCATTATACTCAATCCACACGAGGCGATGTTTCAATTCAAAAACATTCGGTTCAGCAGTCTTTACCTCAATGTAACCGTCACGATTTACACGTTCATATCCAACCTCTTTATGGTTCTTTGGGATACATCCCTTCTTGAAACGTGTAGCTTTCGTTTTTTCAATTTGAGCATCAGACATATATTCAGATTGCTTGAGTCCTTTATTCATAGGTTGGTGCCCTTTGGAAAAGAAACCTTTTGAAGAATGTTCGAATAAGAACTCGGCAGACTTTCTTAATTTTAATTTGAAAGCCATGCCGGAAACAGCACTTTCAGTTGAACCAAGTATAGAAGCTATTTCAAGGTTGGTGTGGTCAGGATAAAGAACTCTCAATTTTTGCCTTTTCTCCGGACTCCAAACCCTCACATCTGGAGAACGTTTTAATTTACGTATTAAGGCTTTTGCCTTCACAGCTTCAGGTGTTTTGTCCAGGCGACCAGCAAGCTCTTTTAAATTAGCAGTTGGATACTCGCTATCAAGTATAGCGAGTTGCTCATTAGTCCAAGTTCTCATAAGCATATCAATAAAGAGAGGAAACCGTTAGGCTTCCTCTGTGTTATCGTTTTCAAGTTCTTTCAATCTCTCATTGAGTTTCTTTTGTTTCTTGTCGAAAGAAGTAGCAAGCTGCTTACCAAGTTCAGTGTAATCATCAGGATATTGTTCTGCAAAGAGAATGTTTTGGCATTTCTGCATATACGGATAGAACATCACATCATTGCTTGAAAGATTGTTAGCAATAAAAGCGCGATACCATTGATTACGATCAGCTTGGTTGTTCTTCACATATTTAACAAAATCAGACTCTTTCTTATAAGTAGAAAGTTTTAGTGTTTCCAAATATTTACTACTACAATTCCGGAGAATCATTACATCGAACACAGTTTGTTCATCAACGGATAACTCTTTATTACGCTTATAATAGGGCTTTTCCTGTGCCCATTTTCTCATAGTTTCAGAACTCTTCTCGATTACCTTATCCTTAGCTTTCTTCAATTTCTCGTTTATCTTCTCCCTCTCTATATCTTTAGGATCTGCAAGAGCTGAAGTACTGGAAGATAGCTCTTTTCTTATATAGTAGTATTCTACATCAAATTCAGGACAATAATAATTCCACAATGATATACAACGATAAATCTCACCATCCTCAAGCATTTTTTGAGTACGCTCATCATTTTCAGCATACCAACACTTACCCTTAAATACTTCATCCGGATTTATCATTTCAAATCCAAGACTTCTAACAGCGTTGAGTGTTTGTTCTAAGAAAGCTTTTCTCGAATCACTGCAATAAGTGTCAAGTTTAGTCTCCATTATAACTGTTTTCCCGAATGAAAGCGGTTCACCAGCTTTAACAAGGAAATCACTTTCAAGTTGAATTTTACGTATCAGATAAGCTATCTGTTTTTTTCTAAAGCAATCAGGATTGATGCATCTTGCATTTTTATTATTCATTTCATAGAATAGACAACCGTGATTGACAGTGTTGTTCTCACATTGTGCGCATGGTTTAAATTCCCCGTTATCCCAATTATCTGCATTTTCTTCAATCCAATCAGCTTTATCAATTTCAAGAAAAGAACTGCCAACAAACCTTCGAATCATATCTGTACTGCACTGGTTCGGATTCCCTGTATGAAATTCCATTTGCGAGCTATCTTCCAATTTAGAAAGAATCATAGCACCGGATAATGGTATATCTCCATTTCTTACACGATCTTTAAGTTCCGGAATAAGACCATTTAGCTTTATACGATCAAAAACAAAGCGAGTAGACTTTCCGAATTTAAGAGCGATATCTTCCAAAGTCCGTCCTTTCTCAGTCAACTGTGCAAAAGCAAAAGCTTCTTCGATGGGATCAACATCTTTTCTTTGAAGATTCTCGGTAATCATTGCTTCAAAAGCCTCATCATCTGTCATCTCTCTGACAATGCAGGAGATTGTTTGAAATTGCTCGGACTTTTTCCGGTGGGCCTTGATTTTAGCAACATTCTCTTTATCTTCCTTCTCTTTCAATAGTGATACAGCACGGAAGCGGCGCTCACCACAAACAATCTCATACGAACAGGGAATTGTTGTGACATCACCAGTCTCCAAGTCAGTCACATCTTCGGATTTGGCTACTCTGACAGTGATAGGCTGCAATAAGCCCTGTTTCTCAATGTTACTTGCAAGCTCTTGAAGAGCTGCTTCATCAAAAGTCTTTCTCGGATTCAAAGGAGAAGGACTGATAAGGTCAATTCTAATGTTTTGTACTTCCATAATTTAATTATATTGGTTTGACTTTTAGTTTATTACATCAGTAAAGTTATCGTAAAATGACAAGTTATGCAAACAGAAACTTCGCCATTTTAACGCCATTTTTATTGGAGCTTATTCCGTATTTGAATGAAGCCACGTCTTTCCGTTTCCCGAAGAAGTTCCATATCTTCTTCTCGTATTTCAGCAGGTGTTTCACCGTTCACACTTCGATAAGTTCCAATGCCGAAACGCTCTCTGATACGAGCAATTTTATCCGGATCTTTAGTAACCCAGTAAATTATTACTTTCATAGTAGCTATATTCTACGGCTCTCGCCACACAAAGGAAGAACATTAAACGTTTTAAAGCGATCCACTAATCTTGGTCCGAAACGTTTCTTAAATTCGGCTATGCCAAGATTAGATGTTATATGATACTTCTTGCCGTATTGCTGAAAAATCTCATACCGGGCATAAAGAAATTCATCAATAACCGAATCGAGGCTGGTACCATACGATTTTTGATTTTCCGTTTCCAAACCGATATCATTCAAGCAGATATTAAAGGGATTTGGTTTAAATCCTTTGGATTGATTCTCATTGTAAGTGTACAAGTCAATATGCCCGTGAATTTTATAATAATTCATCATTTGAGTAACAGACAAGTTTTCAAAAGCATTGGGGTTACAAGTGAGTTTCAAATAATCTGCAAAAACCTGCATCAACATTGTTTTCCCGGTACCAGGTTCACCAACAAGCAAAAGATTCTTATGCACCTTGTAATTCTCTTCTGGAAACACATTTTGAGCATACCGGCATCCGTTGAAGTAGTACAGAAGAAACTGAATTAGTTTAGAGTTGTTATCATCAACATCAAATTTTCTAAACTCACGTTCTGTATAATCTGTACCAAGGTTAGATATTAAATTCCAATGGTTGTAATACTCTTGCGTGTCAGTTAAGTCATATTCAGAAACGTTCTGAATACTTTCTTTGTGCCTTTGTATCAGATTCTCTATCTGTTGGAGTGTCAGCTTGCGCTTGCCGGCTTCCTTCTCCATCAAATTTTGAAGTTTGCTTGATAAATTCTTTTCCTCTTCCGTCATGGTCTAATTCATTTTTTCGATTTTCACGAATACGATCCAATATCCAAAGATTTGCTTTGGAATCCCACCGCTCTATTTTCACTCCATTGGCATTCTTCCATCCTATCGAGTCAAAGTGATTGAAGAATATTTCTGCTTGCTCTTGCCAATCATCTAACCGTTCAGGAGCATTTTGCTTGATGAAGTGTTGAATAACCTCATCAAGCGTGGGAGCTATAAATTCTTTTGCAACTCTTTTAGGTTTCTCCGGTTTAGAGGGTGGGAAAAGCTCGCCAGAGCTACTTTCTTTCTTACCCCCTTTAGGGGGTTCTTTCTTTGTCTTTGTCTCTGTCTTATATTCTTCTTTAGGGGGTATGGGGGAGCTTTCTTGAAAAGGTGTACCTAAAGGGTGCCCTAAAGGTGTACCTAAAGGTGTACCTAAAGGGTACCGTAAAGGTGGTATATTTTGCATACCTTTTTGTACACCTTTTATAGAATACGTTGATTTATTGCCTCTTCCATTGCCTTGCTTACATTCAATAAGACCTGCTTGAACTAATCTATTTCGGGCGGACTTGAATACTTTTACAGACACTCCCACGTCAGATGACACCTTTGTATCACTACGTGTCCAGTTATCCTCCCAGCCTAAACGATTCGCAATTTTTAGTAAGTAAAAATAAAGCCTCGTTTCACAGCAGGAAAATTGCCAGCTTTCGTCAAGTTCCCAAAACCTATTGATAAGTTCAATATAAGTCATATCAATTTATAATAATTCCGTAAGACATTGTTTATATAAGGTTGAGGATCAGCTTTCAGATAATAGCAAACGCTATTAATGAACTCAATCAACCCATGACAAACGACATATACACTACCATATTTCTCGACTAATGCCTGCCACTCTTTTTGCTCATCAGACTGCGTTCCGGCACGTTTACCTTTTACACGTGGAGCTTTCATCTCTATGCAAAGACTGCTCTTACCACCGCGAGGAAAAAGCAAAATCAAGTCAGCAACACCAGCAATGGCACCTTCATATTTACGCATAGCACCGCTTTTCTTTGTTCTGACACCGCCGTTTGGTATAGCAAAGAGTAAAGAGCCTACATTGGGAAACGTTTCTCTGAACCAAGTTACACAAATGTGTTGTATCTTGGTTTCAGAATATTTCACCTCCAATTTACGAATATCTTCTTCAGTCATTTTTCTGCTTGTTTTTTGAAATCGTAGCACATTCATTTAGAAGGTCAACGATTTGTTTACACCTGTTCCTACAACCGACAAAGGATATTATGGTCTCCCATTCAGGACCGAACAACATTTCTTTCTTGTATTCCTGAATATGAGTTTTCTGCTCATTTATAACTAATCTAAATGGCTTCATAATTTATCTCTAAACAAGTCCATTGCAAGATTCACCATATTCTCTTCTACTTGATCGTCCGTACCGGTAACACCGTTGGCTATGTTCTTCTTAGTCTGAATCACATCATACATATATTTGTCGATAGTATCCTTACCTAAGAAGTAATAGCAGTTTACGTTGTTCTTTTGGCCGTTACGATGTGCTCTATCCTCTGCCTGTTCACAATCACTGAATGTCCATGGGAATTCAATAAATGCTACTCGACTGGCAGCCGTCAAAGTAAGCCCGGTACCACCCGATTTGAAGTTTAGAATAATCAGCTTGCAATCGGGATTATTTTGGAAAGAATCAACGGCATATTGCTTTTGGTTGACATTATCGGAACCTGTCACAGTAACAGCTTTAGGAAATTCCTTTTTCAATTCTGCTACAACTTCTTTCAAGTAACCGAAAAGTATCAGCTTCTCACCACCGTCGATAACATCATGGACAAATTCACAGACTGCCTTGATTTTACCTCTGGCAGATATCTGCTTTAAAAGTTGCATCTGCACCATGACGGCACCATTCATTGATTTCTGCACCTGCTCATCCGAAGCGTTCTTGTATTTCTTCAAGTATTTTACCATATCAGCCTCGGCAGCTTTGTATTCTTTGGTGGTAGTGATATCAACTGTCAAGTATTGACGAGTCTTGTCCGGAAGTTGTGTTAGTACTTTCGACTTCTCACGACGGAAGAAACAAGTATTCCATAACCGCCAATTCAGTTCCTTAACGTTGGATGCCTGTTTAGGACCATCACAATATCTTTCAACATACCGGCTATAACCTCCAAAGTCCTCTAATCGACCTAATATTTTCAATTGTTGTATCAAGTCTGTATTATTGTTGACAACAGGAGTACCGGTCAATGCGAATACATATCGTTTTCCTTTGCAGATACCTTCTACAAACTTTCCTTGCTGCGTCTTACTTGATTTACATTTATGAGATTCGTCAATGATAACAGACCTGAACAAAGAGACACGCTGATCGAAAGCAATACTTTTCATTGTGAACTTAGATTCCTTATTTACAGACCTCACAAAAAACTTATTCAGTGATTCATAATTCGTAATGAATACCTCACAAAGTGGGCTGCCATCAGACTTCTTACACTCATAAAAAGATTGCCAGGACTGGCGGTTTCTGTCATCAAGTATAATGGCGTTAATCCCTGCGAATTTCTTGAATTCACGTTGCCAGTTGACTTTCAATGCAGCAGGGCAAACTACAAGTACTGGAAAAGATTCACCGTATATAGGCGCTTCTCTATGTGCTTTAACAACTGCACATATAGCTTGCAACGTTTTACCTAACCCGGGCTGGTCACCGAAAAAACAGCGTTTGTGCTCTATTGCATACTGTACTCCCTCAAGTTGATACTCGTAAGGTTGAAGTAACATATAGTGTTCACCGACAAAAGGCTTCATCGGAGGAATATCATAATTTATATCTTCAGTAACCTCACGTTCCTTGACAGTAGAACAATAACGCATCTGAACAGCCCACTGCGAAAAAGCTCTCACATACCAATTGGCATCACGTCCAACAGGATAACGCGCATCATTGATACTAACAAGCCACGCCCGGTCTGTTCCGTCGTAGCGTGGCTTACTTGGTATCATCTTTATGACCTCGACCAACTTTGGATGATACTCGAACTGAATCCGGTACAGATTGGGCGTCTTAGTCACATAGATTGGTTTCATGAAGCAGGCTCTAATACTAATTCTTGATGTTCAACAGTTGAGCGTATCTCATTATCATCACCATCCTCATTCATTACATCAGCAGCTTCATCTGTCTTCTCAAACGGGTCATCACCATCTTTAAACTCGAATTCTCTTTGAATCTCTGAACATTTATTCTCTGTAACATATTGTTCAGCCTCATACAAAAAATTGTAAACCGCATCACGAAACTCCTCACAATGCACATACGATTCATTGTCCGGATCGAAACCAATACCAGGAGAACAAAGATTAAGGACTTTGCTCGTCATAAGGGTCCGCTTACCTGTCAACACACAGACTTCAAAGGAAGAGTCACCACCAATGCTGACACCAGTGACATTGAATTTTTTGAAAAACTCATCTTCAAGACATGACTCCGGACGTTCCCAGTTAATGTACTGGGATTCTTTCTGCTCTGTAATATCTACCATGTAAGGTACGAGCTTGTTTAGCGAATCCTTCAAATCCGGATGAACAGGATTAATCCCCTTGAAAACGATATCGTTTCCCTCCTTGTCTGCATAGACCACTTCAAGACATCCCTTTTTGGTCAATTTTGCTTTTGAAATATTCAAATCCATTTTAATTAAACTTTTAGTTAATACTTACCTATGCAGGTATTCATTAATGAAATCTTTATAGTACTGGTCAACAGGTAATGGCAAATTGATTCCTAATTCGGTGGCAGCATCAGCCTGAACCTTATCCATGAAAGTTTTCATTTGGATCGTATTCAATTTAGAAGTGCTTCCAACAACCGAAACAATATTTCCATTCATACATATTTGCCGTGGAAGAAACTTACGGCAATAGTAATCATGTACATCCAACTTATCCGTGCCTATCTCCCTCTCAATACAAGCAAACCACAACCACATAAGCGCATTTTGCGACAGGGTACGTGGCTCTACCTTCCTCTTGATGCTTACAGTATAAGTTCCATTTTTGAGCGTGGAACAGAGGTAGTCAAACGACTTATCCATTGTGACTACCCCGTTCTGTTTTGTTAGAATAGCTTCTGCCATATTTTAGAATGGTAAATCATCAGGCGGTGGTACCTGTTGATATGGCTGTTGCTGATATGCAGGCTGCTGTACTTGTTGTTGCTGTCTCTGTGTAGACTGTTGCGCTGGCAATGGTGGAGGCACAGAAGCAGCCTGTTGCTGAACTTTCGGTGTAAGCATCTCGATACTATCAACAAAGACTTCAGTTATGTAACGTTTAATCCCTTTGCTATCGTCATAGTTACGAGTACGTAACTTACCTTCTATATACAACTTATCTCCTTTATGGACGTACTTCTCAACTATTTCAGCAGTCTTATTCCAAAAAATAAGATTATGCCATTCTGTACGTTCCGGTACCTGGGTTCCATTTTGCAAAGTGTACGCTTTATCTGTTGTGGCAAAAGATAAAGAAGCTACTTTTGCTCCACCGTCCAATGTTCTCACGTCCGGATCTTTACCGGCACGTCCTATAAGAATTACTTTATTGACACTCATTTTCCTTCCTCCCTTATAGTTACACGAATACTATCCGCTTTAGTTGACGTTTTTAAATATTGAGAATAAAGTTCCGGGTGATCTTCCTGAAACTTCTTTGTATCAAAACTCTTACCCATTGAAGAGGGAGTATAGCTAACACGCAACCGGCCAGCATCCCATGATTTAACACCGTTCTCACGCATGGCGCTTTTAAGTTGTTCCTTGTAACCTTTCTGCACTTCAGCGATATAACTTGCCTGTTCCTCTATATCAATAATAGTATCTACTAATTGCATAGGAATAAGCTGTTTCCCATCGGCTGGAACAGGAGCATTAGGTAAGAAGTGTTCACCTTTAATCTCACATTCCAGTAATCTCTTAACCTCTGCATCCGGTTTACGCTCAATCTCGACTAATTCCGACTTATCCCCACGTAACCAAATGCCAAACAATTTATCAACTTTAATTAGTGGATTTTGAAGTTCAAACAAATAGGCATAAATTGATAACTGCCAACTCAAATACTCACGGTCAAGACTTGCAGTAGTCTTGATATCGACAAGGCTGATTTTCTCGTCCTTTTCCCAAACACAATCAATATTCGATGCAAAATATTCATTGTCTGAAACAGTGTACTCATTGGCAAAAGCCTTATATCCGGCATTTACTCTTTCCCTGATATAATTAATAGCTTCAATACTCTCGGGTGGTAATCCTGTTACATCAGCAAACTGGCATTGTCCATGAATACGACTACCTTTTTCAGCAGCTCTTTTCAATATGTATTCTGGAATATCCTTATACTTATTGGGAAATAACTGCCGGCTAATCATTCCGGTAATACCTTTTAGTTGCTTTTCACCAAGAAAATATGTGTGGTTCTCTTCCGAGAAAACCACACTCGATTTAACTAACTCTATCATTGTGCCGGGTAAATTTTGCCCATATTCATACAGGCGTTTACAAACTCTTTATCATTTTGCATAGCTGGATTACCATACCATACTTTTTCAAGTTCAGCTCTGCTTTTGACAGCAAGCATGTCAGCAATAGCCTTTTTTAATTGAGCACCTGTATATACAGGAGCAGTGTTAGCAGGTGTTTTTGCAGGCTGTTGTGTATCTTCCTTTTCATGAGTATTGGTTGAATCGCTGTCTTTCGCATCATCAATGCAAAACAGACCGTTAAGAGCGTACTTTCTTGCATAAGAAGATGAGGCCCCAGTGATTTGGCTCCCATCCATTCCTTTCTTTGTCTCTTCTTCCCTTGCAAAAGCAGTAGTCACTTCTTTTTCTCCCTTGTCATTAGTCAAAGTAACAGTTGCTTTTACGTAGATCCTGTCACCTACTGCGATCATCTCATCGCTTAGAGTTAACGTACACTTGGTTTCAGCAAGAACAGGTTTCACTGATTCAAGAATATCCTCACAACTACGGTACTTGTATTTACCGAAAGTATTATACTGCCCTTTGGGGGCTTTCAGCTTTTGCTGAATGGTTACTAATTCTTTCATAATTCTGAAATTAATGGTTTGACTTTTAATTCTTTACATCTATAAAGTTATCTTTTATTGACAAGATGTGCAAACAGAAACTTCGCCATTTTAACGCCTTTTTTAGTAACAAAAAACTGCCTGTACGATATTGTACAGGCAGAAAAGCATATGTTTCTATGAAAAAAGTCCAATGTACCTTATGGATCGGCTACGCTTAAAGGGTGTACGGCTCCCGCTGATTTATGCACATCTAAATATGTGGACGGTGCCGGTATCGAACCGACCTCTTTACATTGTGCGCACTCTGTAATGTTTCATCCAAGAATACTGCCCGCCCAAATAAAAAAAGATGTACTATTCTCACGAACCATTACATCTTATCATGATACAACACTAAATAAAGACACGACATCTATAACTGGTTAGGTGTGGAGAAACCCGGATTCGAACCGGGACGATAGATTACCTATGTATGACTTTCTTCAATCTATCTGCATACTTGCGTCTACCAATTCCGCCATTTCTCCAATTAAAAAAGGTACACTATTCTCACGAACCATGTACCAAACACACAAAATAAAACACGACAAAACTACTAAATAACTCTCACGAGCTTGTGAAGCTTGCAGGACTCGAACCTGCACTGGGTGTCTACTTTCTCGAAGGGTCCTACGATACTCATATACAGATTTCCACTGAACCAACTCTGATATTGAGCGCGCCTACCAATTACGCCAAAGCTTCATAGTCTACACAGAGCTCACCGTGTCGCATGGAGAATGTTACTCAAAGCTATCTATATCACTTGTTTTCACAAACAGTTTCCACCGTCGCACGTCCACGTGTAAAGAGATGTGTAGAGACCTTCTTCAATAGAATCAGAAGTGTGGACGGTACAGGAATCGAACCTGTCTCAATCGTTATAAATTGGTTGCGCAACACAAAGCTTTAACCGATAAGCTAACCGTCCGTTTTAAGTGAACTATTCTCACGAACCGTCCACTTGGAAACACAAACACAAAAATAAAACACGACAAATGTGGAGATGAGGAGATTCGAACTCCTGAAAGGTTGATTCCTTTTGCACTATTTTCGGGTAGCTACTCCCTATCTTCATGTACCATACTTACATTACCACGTGCTACTGTAAATCAAACGTAATCCTACTACGCATCCCCGTATTTGCCACACCAACGCTATGATGTGGACTTCAAGTTCTAAAAAATAATAATACTATGAAAAACATGAGTTCACTCTCACGAGTTACTTTGCTCCCGGATAGCCGATCAGAGCACACCGGGATAGATGTAGAACACTTAAATCAAATAAATAAGGGACTCACACCCTACGAAGCTCCTTACTTCGGTATTGTTGGTTAAACATAAATGAGAATTATCTCTGTGAAGGAACCCGGAATCGAACCGGGATGAGTTGTCATGCTCACTACATCTAAGGGCTGACATTCCCTATTGTTGAGTAGCGCGTCTGCCTCTTTCGCCATTCCTTCAATTCGTAGCCGGACACTACCGGCTACTTTGATTGATTTGATATATTCACCCTCACGGGTTACTTAACTCATTTAGAGTTGAGCTGGGAAACGGATTCGAACCGCTGACCTCATGTAACTCTTCTAGTACTCCTTTAGAAACATAGTCATTATTCTGAAAGGCATCAGAACGCCATATAATTTTCTGTTTTTCTCCCAAGAATGTACGCCATGCGCTCTACCCATTGAGCTACCCCGACAAGTGCCCGGCGAACCGGGCTAATCATGACTAATAAAATTAAGCAATGCAGACCTTCACAGGCTATCTTTATTTTGTTTCTTATCTTCATATATGAATCTTACAGCCAATAGCACAACCACTATGAAGAATATGATATATGACCAAGCAATATCACCTCTTGTCGCTTCGATTCCTCCACCTATATACATAGCTACCAGTAAGGCAACTACCGTAAAAATGTTATGAACAATTTTCAATGTTTTCATTTTTTCCGTTTTTTACGTTTGACTTTCTTTGCACACCGACAATGCAGCAATACTTGAGCAGCATTACAATGCCATTTGCCATTCTGAACATTTGCAGGCTTATCACTTTCAATCTTACCTGCCTCAATGAGACTAATCAACTTTTTCTCGCCCCCTACATAGTATGCTGACTTATCTTTCCCGAATATCTCTGTCGAAAACAAACGGAGAATATTATCCAGCAATATTTCAGCCATTTCACCCCTAATAGTTTCCATAGTCCTAAAAATAGCTGGTTACTCAATTCTTGTCACAGTGACAATACCATTATCTTTATCAGATTTAATTCCCCATTTCTTGTCAGGCTCCTTATCCTTTAATCTGTAAGATATTAGGTTCAGGATATATGTCCTATTAGAAATTGGAAAAATTTCTTTTGCGTCTTTTTCCATCTCACGAATGACGCACATAATACTTTTCTTCTTTTCTTCCATTATTGTAGTATTTATGAATTAATAAAAGGAGCGATGAGCGGATTCGAACCGCCGACCTCTGCTTGTGGTGCTCTTCCGTTAAGCTAAGAGTGTTTCTTGAGAGACTCGAACTCTCAACCATCCACCACACACAGCGCTCTAACCAATTGAGCTACATCGCTCTTGTATGTTATTCACTTTAATTCTATCTATATACTTACCGAAATCCTCTGCTATTCGGTTACAGGGTATTTTTTGCACCTCGCTTTTATTGCTGATTGCGGTGCTACTCCGGTGTACCAAACCACCGTCTTACTACAGCCCACTACCTACTCTCACGAGCTTCGTATTCCTGCTACGTAAGCCATATATGTTTTCCAAAATGTCAAAGAACTCTTCTCTGTGTTCCCAGTCTCCTTTCAAAGGCAGGCTCTTAGACCGGACTGGGTACCGGATAACCGGTGGTTTGGTTTGACTTAGTGAGGGTTAGTTAGTAGCTTCATTGGTAATCGCACGAAGAACAACAGAAGCAGCATTCAGAGATTCTTTAACCTTTGCAAGCTTATTGGACTCACTTTGCCACCATCCTTTGTACATGTCAGTCGATTCTTTCTGTACTTTTACTTCATTTTTCAATGATTCATTCTCGGCACGTAGCTCCTTAATAATCTTCTCATTCTCGATGGCTTTCGCTTTTAATTCAGCTCCATCAATAGTACTTTTATCAAGATTTGTAGACAGTTCTTCTACTTTATCAATTAGCTGTGCTTTAGTCATTGCTTGTAGTTCCATAATAATTGATTTTTATGATTGATTTGATTAGTTACTTAGTCACATACCCCATAGCCAAGTTCCCACAAGGATCGCTGTAAAAGTCAGAAAGAGAAAGATTCTTCTTTGGAAATAAGGTTCCCTCTGCAGCAGCTTTGTGCATATCCTGCTCTGCAAAATATTCATCCATTTTTAGATGAGCATCAATCCATGAGGTTCGTAGAGCAGATTTTAAAGAGTATCCATAGTTACGAACATAAACCCAAGCTCTTTGCATTATTGCTTTTACATTGAACTTGCCATCAACGATAAGTCTGTAATCTCTCTTTTTGGATAAACTTTTAATCCCGTTTGGTTGGATATTTGCTATTTTATTCATACTTTTGGAGTATTGATTGATTGATGATGCAAATATAATCCCATTTGGTATTATTTGCAAATATAAAAACCTAATTGTAATACCAATTGGGATTATTTAACTTTTGATTGATTTGATATGATTAGTAGAATTAAGGAGATTATCACCTATTCGGGATTATCCGATAGGGCATTTGCGTTAAGGTGTGGATTAGCTCAAAATACTCTTAACAGGCAATTAAACGGAGTCAGAGAACTTAGTCTTTCAACAGTAAACGCAATACTCAATACGTTTACAGATATTTCGTCAGAATGGCTACTCCGTGGAAAAGGACAAATGTTACTTTCTGAAGTGAACAATGATGCCCAAAACATTGAGCGTGTAACTCGACTCGCCGACACCATCGCAAATCTTCAAGGAACAATTAATGAGCAGATGAAAACTATTCAGCTTTTAACAGAGGACAACAAAAAAGTTAGGGGCGAATTAGCTATGCTAAAGAATGAACGAAACGCAGGATAAAAAAGGGCTATGAAAAAGATACTCTACACTATTATTGTAATATTGTTCTGCTCATGCAAATCAATGTACTATTCAGAAAAAGTCTATAAACTTGACTTCTCACAATATACAAAAGAGGGATTTTACATCTACCCCAAAGAAGTCACCCCTATAACATTAAAATATGAACCTGTATCTGATATATTAATTGTATTCAAATCTGGGAAACTACCCAAAGGATATGATCCCTCGCAATTTACCATAATTGACAGAGTGGAATTCAGTGGGCTGGCGATTCCTACAGACAAGTATATATTAGAAAAAGTTGTTCAAGAAGCTAAAAAGCATAATGCAAATTCACTTATTAATTTTTCAATTAGATATTTAGATAATTTCAAGAAAATAGAAGTATCTGCAATTGCAGTAAGAATAGAAAAATAATATAAGAATATGAAACTGGATAGTACTTAAAAAGAGTTACATTGCTGTTTCCGTGCTGTTTAGCATTTTTCAGCAGCTATAACTAATTAAGTTGGAAGCATTTAATAGACATTATCAAAAATATGTCTAGTTTAGTTTTTGTGTTGAAATGGCTTCCTCGTCGGCGGACGAACAAGGAAGCCATTTTATGTATATATACTAACTATTTATATATCGTTTCGAACTTCTTTTAAATAGTAATCCACCCCTTTTATTCCACTTTTTCTTTGTTATCAGTACTTGATTGATTAATACTATTATCTATATATTTTTTCAACTTAAACAAAAAGACTAGAGATGTTATTGAAATCATTATGGCTGCTCCACAAACGATATTCTCAATAGGATCACCCAGCTTTTCAATAACATATTTAATTATATAGCTCATAACAGCAGATCCTATAATTATACAGCTGAAAGATTTCTTAGATATTAAAGGTCTCATATGATTTGAATTTAATTATTAAAATATCTCCATACTAGTTCTAAACCCTTTACGACGGATTTACAATTACACACATTTAATCCCTTAATTCAAAAAAATATTTCCACTACATTAAATATTAATCAATATTATACTAAATGTTCAGTATTTGAATATACTTGGTTTTTATTTATTGTCCTTAATTTAGCGGAATACAAATATATTTGCAGAAAATATTCATTATTTTCCCTAACTTTGCAGTGACAAATCTCACCAAAATGGAATTCGACGTAGAAGAACTAAAGAAAGCACTAATAGAGAAGTGCGAGAGTGAAGGTATACTGTATGCAATGGTTGCGATAGACCGACGTACGAAAGAAGTTATTCTTCCCGATACACTACAAGGAGCTTTGAAACATCCGGAATACCTTGTGTGTACTTGTAAGAAGGTGGAAGACAAATATATAGTGGAGGAGATCACGAAAACGTAA